GAGATTGTCAGGTGATGTTTGAGAAATGACTTTGAGCGCAGTCTCGCCGATGACGACGCGGAAGTCTTCGTCAGAAAGAAACATATTGATTAAGCTCCTCCCATAGCTTTAGAGTTAATGATTTTAGTGACGTGGAGTGCGCGTTTTTCGATGTCGATGATGCGCGTGCCACGGCGGAATCGGTGACGATTGATGAGGCTTTGCATAGCTTTTTTTGAGACAACATGCAGAGAGCCGTTGAGGAGGATGACGTATTGACGCAAGCCTGTGAGGTTTGCGAGGTCATTAGCCTGACGGATAGCTCGGCGCAAACGCCAAGCGAATATTAGAAGTTTGATTTTTTTGAACATGAGTTACCAAATGTTTTTGGGCGATCTGCGAGGGATAGCCACGGGTTTGTAAAGTTGTTGACGAGAATAGCGTTGCAGGAACCAGATGGCACCTTCGTCGGCATCGGGAGCGTCGTCGTGAACGCGAGAGCCGCGTTCGAGGGCAAGGGTTTGGTCGATGCCGACTTGCATGTCGGGAGAGTCGCGGAGGGCTTCGTTGTAGAAGACGAATCCGCGCTCCCAGAGTGGAGACACAGCCTCGATGCGTTGAATTTTCTCGGGTTTTTTGCGAGTGTCGGGCATAATGGGGAGTTGGTATCCGCGGATGTCGCCCTCGGCGGCGAACTCGTCGAGGATGATGTCCTGCATGAAGTTAGCCTCCATAAAGAAAGAGACGGCAACATTTTTGGGTAGCGACTCGTAGAGGTTGTAGAGCCAGCGCACCATGGCAGAGACGGTGTCTTGGCGGACGAAAGTGTCGATGAGGTGGAGCTCGTGACCTGTTTTGCCCCAGAAGCGACAGGCTTTGTAGTCGTTTGCGGTTGTTGATTTGAAAGAAGGGTCGGTGTAGCAGACGAGCATGTCGTAACGGTTGAGGGGAAGGATTTTTTTGAAGCGAATCCACTCGTGGCGGAAGATGGTGCCATCGTTTATGGGGTTGTGCATCATTTCCTTTTCCCAAGCGCGATATCCCATGAATTGGCGGACTGCGAGGGCTTCGTCTTTAGACCATTTTTCAGCCCAGACGGGGTTGCCTTGCTCATCGACTGCTTTGACCTCGGAGACGTGAACCGAGGGAGTTGCTGCAATTGCGGCGAGGACAGAGTTTTTGGAGATGAGGTTTCCGACCATGATGAAGCGACCGCGTCCCACATCGAGGGAGCCGAAGAGGGCTTCTTTGACCCAGTCGGTTAGCTCTTTGACACGTTTTTCGTTGCGGCAAAGCTCGTCATCGTCAAGGTCGTCGATGACGATGTAGTCGGGACGGGCTTCGCGGTCGCGCAAGCCACGAGGTGACTGGCCTCTGCCACAGGCGAGGAAAGTGACACCGGACTTTGTTTTGAAAGAGCCATCGGTCCAGAAGCCGAGATTTTTTTGCTCGCCAAAGTCGGCGATAAGACGGGCGTTGTATTCGAGTTCGGCTTGGATGTCGGCGAGAAGTCGCATAGCAGCATCTTCGGACTTGCCAACCACGACCATGAATTTGATGAGTGGTTTGTGTTGGAACATAAGCCAGAGAGGGATGAAGATGTCGAAGTGCGTGGACTTGGCATGACCTCGGGGCCACTTGAAGACCGCTTTGAGGTTGGGTGTAGACTTGACCAAAGCGGCGGCACGGTTGTGGAACGAGGCGTTGTGGATGACGCGTACGGGCTCGCCCGAGGCTTTGTCGCGGAGGGTGAGGAAGTGAGGGAAGTAATACTCACAGAAGGCGGCGTAGTTGTTGAGGAGGCGGCGGATGCGTCGGTCGCGGTCGGAGGGAGATTCGTTGGCGAAGGAGCAAGCAGCCTCGGTGATAGCTTGAACCTGCGAGCAGTGTTCGCGCCATAGTTGCAGGGCGGCACGTGTGTCGGCAGAGATGCGAGTAACCATAGCTAAGAGAGAGAGTTTTTGCCCATAGACTCAATGAGGAACTTATCTTGGTATCGGTTGATGGCTTTGATAAGCTCGGGAGTGACATCGGGGTCGGTTTTAGCGCGATAGGTTAGCCAAGTGTTGAAAGCCATGAAGACCTCAACGGCATCGACGACGTTAGCGCGTTTGTCGAGTTTTTGGATAACAGCGGCAAACTTTGAGAGTTTGTCGGAGAGGCCGGCAAGGGTGTCAATGTTGTCGGACGAGTTGACGCGCTCAATGAGGCGGTCGATAGTTAGCAGAAGTTTGTTGACGAGCTCTGGGCGCGTGATGTTGCGTGCGGCACGCGCCTCCTTCCAGCCCTCGGCGTTGCACCAACGCGAGACTGTGACGCGAGAGATGCCGACTTTGTCGGCTATGTCGTCCTGCGAAGAACCGGAGAGGAAAAGGGATCGAGCGAGCTCTTTTTTTCGTTCAGTTTCAGCTTTGTTCATAATAGTCAAAAAAATAAAAATGATATAAATATGGTGCAAAGATGACTAAAAGCGGAGTTAGCGACAAAAAAGTGTGCAACGGTTGCAGAGGAATGTGCAACGGTTGCATAGAATTTTGGTTGGGATGAATAGAGTGAGTAATATTGCAGCAAAGAAATTTAAAAAACGAAACGAAATGGAGAAACGAGTAAGAATCACGAGCGATGCGCTGAACAGTTACGGGACACGCGTGTTGACATCGGGCGTGAACATAGAGCAGTATGAGAAGAACCCGGTGCTGCTGTATATGCATCAGCGCGGACAGGTGATAGGATATTTGAAGGACATCAAGGCGACGGAAGAGGATATCACCGCTGTATTGGTGTTTGACGAAGCGTCGGAGCTGTCGAAGCAGTGCAAGAAGCAGTGGGAGTTTGGCAGCCTGAAGATGGTGAGCATCGGCATAGACATAGTTGAGATGAGCGAGGAGTCAGACTTGTTGGTGCCGGGACAGACCTCGCCGACAATCACGAAGAGCAAGCTGTTTGAGGTTAGCGTGGTAGACATCGGTGCGAATGACGAAGCGATAGTGCTGCGCAAAGACGGGAAATTGTTTACGCTTGGGCAAGGGTCATATCCGTTGCCGAAGTTAACAGATAAACGAGAAAAAGGAAACGACATGGACATTAAGATTTTGGCCCGCCAGTTGGGCTTGCCGGAGACGGCAGATGAAGAGGCAGTGAGTGCGAAAATCGCGGAGCTGCTTGCGAAAGAAAAAGAGGTTGCGACACTGGTGAAAGAGAAAGCGGAGCTTGAGCTTGCCGGTGTGGAGCGCGTGGTGGAGCGTGCCATAGCAGAGAAGAAGATTGGAGCCGACAAGAAGGCACAGTTTGTGAATCTTGGCAAGACGGTAGGTGTTGAGACACTGCAAGCTACGTTTGCGGCAATGGCACCGGCGGTGAAGCTGAGCGAGACGTTGGGCGGCGGAGCGCCTGTGACAGCACAGGCACGAGCCTACAAGAAGCTGAGCGAGGTGCCTGAGGCGGAGTTGAAGAGACTGCGCAAGGAGGATGCGGCAGAGTATAAACGTCTGTATAAGGCGGAATATGGCTGCGAGTGTGAGATTTGAACAGAGAACAGAGAACAGAGAACAGAGAACAGAGAAAGGAAAAAAGCAATGAAGAAAGAATTGACAAAAATGGTGTTTGCTTTGGTGGTGAATGTGATCATCGGAGCAGTGCTGGGCATGGTGCTTGGCGTGAATCCGTATATGTGCTCGGCGATAATGGTAGGAGTTGGCATGGCGATGAGCCTTGTGCCCGGAGAGAAGTCGACGTTGCGCGAAGGCGTATATGCCGAAGTGTGGACGGGAGAGTTGGTGAAGCAGCTGCGCGAGATGCTTGCGGGCTCGTGGCTTGACGGAGTGCCTGATCAGTCGTCGATAGTGAACAATGACGTGATACACTTGGTGGATGTTGGTGTAGACCCGGAAGTTGTGATAAATAACACTACGTACCCGATACCGGTGCAGGCGTTGACCGATGCAGACATAGCCATCAGTCTTGACAAATTTCAGACAAATGTGACACCAATCACCGATGATGAGCTTTATGCGATCAGTTATGACAAGATGAGCCGAGTGAAGGAGAGTCATGCGAATGCAATCAATGATGCGAAATTTAAGAAAGCAGCGCACGCGCTGTGTGCGAGCGCAAACACAACCACCACCCCGGTGCTTGCTACCACCGGAGAGCGCGATGCGAGCACAGGACGCTTGCGCATGACAGTGGCAGACGTTGTGGAGATGAAGCGTGCGATGGATAAGTTGCATGTGCCCACGGATAATCGTAGACTTGTGTTGTGTGCGGATCATGTGAATGATTTGTTGTTGACAGATCAGAGTTTCCGCGAGCAGTATAACATAGACCGCAACACGGGAGTTGTAGGCAATTTGTATGGTTTTGAGATATATCAGTATGGCAACAATCCGGTATATACGACAGCCGGCAAGAAGAAGGATGTAGGGGCGACAGCGAGCACTGGCGAGTTTGAATGTTCGTTTGCGTTTTATGCGCCGCGTGTGTTTAAGGCAACGGGCTCGACAAAGATGTATTATAGCGAGGCTGTGACCGACCCGGAATATCAGCGCAATAAGATAAACTTCAGACACTACTTTATCTGTATGCCGAAGAAGTCGGATGCAGGCGTTGTGATGCGCAGCGGCTATGAGGCCGGGAGCTGAGGCGATAAAGAGTAAAGAGTAAGAAGTAAAGAGTAAGGAGTGAGAGCTATGGCCGCGTTGAAGTATTTGGTGCTGCACTGCACGGCAACGCCTGAGGGGCGAGAGGTGAGCGCAGCGGACATACGCCGATGGCACACGAGCCCGGTGGGAGCCGGTGGGCGTGGCTGGAAGCAGGTTGGCTATACGGACATGATACATTTGGATGGGCGTGTGGAGCGACTTGTGGCGAACAATGAGGATGCGAACGTTGACCCGTGGGAGATAACGAATGGAGCTAAGGGCTATAATGCTGTGAGCCGACATGTGGTGTACTGCGGCGGATTGTCGAAGGACGGCAAGACGGCGAAGGACACACGGACGGAGGCACAGCGGAAGGCTATGGAGGCTTATGTGAAAGAATTTCACGAGAGGCAGCCCGGGGTGCGGATAATAGGTCACAATGAGGTGGCGGCGAAGGCGTGTCCGAGTTTTGATGTGCAGGCATGGCTAAAGGAGATTGGGATAAAACAATAGAGGAAGAATGAAAGGCGAGTGGTATGGAATGGAGTGAGATGGCGAACTGGGTGCTTGGCGGTGGCATGGTGGCATGTATAGCCGGGGTGCTGTCGATGAAGTCGACGGTGCGGAAGGCGAATGCCGAGGCGGAGAAAGCCGGGGCAGACGCGGATGCGGTGCGCATAGAGAACACCGAGCATGCCACTCGCATATTGGTGGAGAACATAGTGAAGCCACTGAAGGAGGAACTGAATGCGACAAGAGAGGATTTGCAAGCTGCGAAGAAGGAGATGGCATCGACAAAGCGAGAGCTTGCGCGCTTTAGGAAGGCGCTTGACAGTGCGAACAGTTGTCGTTATGCTGATGACTGCCCTGTGCTGCGGAAGCTGCGGAACGGGGAGAAGGGTTGCCAACACAGAGGTGAATGCAGCGGAGTCGGTGGAGAGAGCCACGGCGAAGGACAGCCTCGGGCAGGAGCTGGTGATGAAGTGGAGGGAGCCGATAGCGAGTGCGGCTGTGAGCATGACAGTGGAGCCGGAGGGAGTGAAGACACTGCCTGAGGGTGCGAGCTACAGCAAGCGGAGCGGGCGAGCCGAGGTGAAGGTGAGCCGCGCCGGGAGTGAGATAGTGGCGACAGCGACATGTGACAGTGT